CCGCCATCGCGCTGGACCTGACGGGCCCAAACGCGAAGGCTGTCCGGCGAACAACCCAATTTGCCTGCGATCGCCGTCAGCGCCGTAGCTTCGCTCTGATATTCATCGCGGTGTTCCATAAGCAGCTGAACCGCACGCTCGCGGAACTCAGGTGAATACGGCTTCGAGGTCATCATCTTATGTGTCTGTTCCATAACGGGCAATTCTCCGAGAGTTTTGCCCTCCGGTAAAGCCGGGGCGGTTCAATCTCGACCTCAGTGCCGCGCTGGCCACGCAGCAGGCGCGTCAGGCTGTAGCGGCCCGGCGCGATCAACTCTGCTGTGCCAGCCTGCACGATCTCCCAAGTGCCGGGCACGCTCTCGATGGCGAGCGCATTTGCCCCGCCGAACAACGTCAGGTCCGTGACACTTTCCAGCGTACCAGAGAGCAGATCGATCACCAGCGCATTGCCGAGATCGAAGCGCGAGGTTGGGCCTGCGAAGAAATCCGAGACCAGCGTCCCGATCCGGGCCCGGCCGCCAAAAGTGGTCAGCAGTTCAAACCCGTCCGTCGATGGGCTGCGGAACACTGCCATCTCGCCCGGCCAGGGAACGGCGTGCGCTGCGATGAGCGGCCGATGCGCGGGCTGATCCTCGGTTAGTTGCGGCAGGTCCAACAGCACCACCTCGGGAGCGCCGAACACCACGGCTTTTGACAGGGACGACTGTCGTGGCGATCCGGGCGGCAAATCGTGGGCTTCTCGGTCCTGGCGAACGGCTTCGATCCCACGTGCCTCCGCATCCGCGATGGAGACAAGCCGCAGCGGGATGTGCCGCCCGTCATGTTCCAGCGTCACGACATCCGCCGGATCCAGCGCCAACCGCGAGGGTGGCAGGCGGAATGCGGCTGTCTCTCGCCCGGTCCAGGCTTCCATGAGCGCACGGCGACAGCGGCGTTCGGCCTCCTCGGGCGGGACTGCCATCGGAAAGCTCTCCGAGGCGATCCGGGTCGTGTCCACCGTGATGCGGCGCGCCTCGACGAGAGCGGCATCGTAATCCTCGTCGGCGCGCGCCACCTGCCACTTCAGCGCCTGCGGCAGTTCGGTCTCCTGCGCGCGGGTCAGTTCCAGTAGGTCGCCCTCGCGGGCCGCCACCAGATCGTCATGTGCGATGCTGGTGATGGACGCCCGGCCGCGCATGACGAAGCGGATCACGCCCTCGGTCTCGACCGCGTCGAAGCCGAAATGCCGCGACAGCGTGGTGATCGAGGCGCGCGGGGATTCCAACGCGCCAATCGCGTAGCCCTCAACCGCCCCCCAGAGCCCCGATACGTCGATCCGGGCCTCGGGCATTCCCGCACGCACGCAGAGATGCCGGACGAGCGCGGCCAGCGACACCGCGCCAAGCCGCCCTGTCAGCCAGTGGCCGAGCCGCCAGTTCGCGCCGTCCGTCCAGACATCGGTTAGCGCCGGAAAAAACGGATAGGGCCGCGCGTCCCAGGTCCAGGCCGCGCATTCGGGAACGTGCACCATCCGGTCGCCGTAGATGCCGGAAACCGGATTGTTCGCGGCCTCGCCCCACCAGAGATATGTCGCCTCGAGATAGGCCCGCTGGATCGCGTCGTCCCGCCATCCCCGCGAGAAATGCGGCGTGAAGCTCTCGGAAGACTTCGGGTCGAAGAAGACATTAGGCTGATTGGTACCCCGGTCGATGGCAGGACAGCCAAGTTCAGTGAACCAGATAGGCTTGGATTGCGGCACCCATGCCGTGGGCGTTCCGCTCTCCAACCCACCGCGGCGATTGTAGTGCGCATTCGACCACCAGGCGCGCAGATCCTTGTAGCGGAAGACCCACGGCTTGCTGGCGGTGCCATCGGTGATCGGCGTACGTACCTGAGCGGCGCGGTCGGCGGTGCTGGCATAGAACCAGTCAAAGCCCTCGCCGCCCGCGATGTTCCCCTGCAGGTAGGCCCGGTCGTAGATCGCGGGCCAGCCCTCGGCCGCGTCGACATGCTCGAACCCGTCGCGCCAGTCCGACAGCGGCATGTAGTTGTCGATCCCGATGAAGTCGGTGTTCGCGTCGGCCCAGAGTGGATCGAGGTGGAAGAACGCGTCACCCGAGCCGTCGCCCGGCTGATGCCCGAAATACTCCGACCAGTCGGCGGCATAGCCGATCTTCGTGGTCGACCCGAGGATCGAGCGCACATCCGCAAGGAGATCCCGATAAGCCTGCACCGCAGGATAGGTGGACGCGGCCGAGCGGATGGTGGTCAGCCCCGGCATCTCGGTGCCGATCAGGAAGGCGTCGACCCCGCCCGCCGCCGCGCAGAGATGGGCGTAATGCAGCACCATGCGTCTCAGGCCCCAGTCGTTCGCAGCGCCAGTCCACGAGACAGACTGACCTGAAACATTGAAGCTTGCGGGCGTCGCCGCGCCGAACAGCGTCGCGACCTGGCTTGCGGCCGTAGCGGTCTTGTCCACGGTCCCCGAGTAGCCTGCCGCCGGAGAGCAGGTAATCCGCCCCCGCCAGGGGAACGCGGGCTGACCCGTGTCGGCAGCGTTGTCGGAATACGGGTTCGGCAGCGTGTTCCCGGGCGGGACGTCCATCAGGATGAAGGGATAGAAGGTCACGCGCAGACCTCGGGTCCTCATCTCCTCGATTGCCTGCACGACAGCGAAGTCGGCGGGCGTGCCGCCATAGACCGGGCGATCCTGATCGTCGCGGCTGACCAGAAAGGCATTGGCGCGGCTAACGCCATTCACGGACCATGCCGACGGCGTTGTGGTTTTTGCGGAGACCTCGACGCCCGGCCGCACCTTGCAATTGCCTGCCCGCAGGTCATCGCCGAACCAGGCAACCACCAGTGACACACTCTCGACCTGCGGAGCCATGGCCTGCAGCCGGTCCAGCGCCACCACATGTCGGCGGTATCGGTCAGCGCGTTCAGGTTCTCGGGCTCGGACGATCCGCCGCTGCCCTTCCGGATGCCCTGCGTGGCATAGGCGAACTCGCCGGATGCCGGGATCATGGTGACCGCCTGAGTCAGCCCCTCTGCCGTGTCCGGATCGGCCAGCGGGCGGAACACCTCAAAGCTCATCTGCGGGATGCGGTTACCATAATTCCCCAACGGCAGGTCCTCGAAGACCACATAGGCGGTTCCGCGATAGGCGGGCGTGTAGGCAGCACCCATCTTCGCCGAAATGAGCGGATCGGCCGCCTGGCTCTCATCGCCCGGATACCAGCGCCATGTGACCCCTGCGGTGTCCAGAAGCTTGCCGTCGGCCCAGATGCGGCCAATGCCGGTGATTGGCCCCTCGCAGAGCGCGACCGCGAAACTGGCATAGTAGAAGTATTCGGTTGTCTTGACCTTGCCGCCACCGCCGCCGCCCTTGCCCCCACCCTGCGTTGTGGTCTTGGTCTCCTCGCGGAAATCCGTAGCCCAGATGATGTTGCCGCCGATCCGCATGCGGCCGTAGAGGCGCGGGATCACCGCTCCTTCGGTGGCCGAGGTGATGCGCAGATTGTCCATCCGCGCGCCTTCGATCCGCTGGGTCGGCGCCAGTGACGAGATGATCCAGCTGTCCACCACCGATCCGATGGTGGAGCCGATGAAGCCACCGATGGTGGCTGCGCTGACGCCGAGGATCGCGCCGCCAATGCTACCGCCAATGGCGGCACCTGCGGCACCGAGAACGAGGGTGGCCATGGGATGATCTCAGCGTTGCGGGAACATAAAGGCGAAGGCGGTGCGCCGCCGCCAGGACGGGGTGAGCGGCTCCTCGATCACGCCGAGCCGCTCGTAGGCGTGGATAAAGCTGTCAGGACCGGTCAGGATCCCGACATGCTTGGCAATGGCGCGCGGCGTCATGCGGAACAGGACCAGCGCGCCGGGATCGGCGTCAGCAGGTGCGATTTCCGGCATCATGCGCCGCGCGCCGTCGGCCAGGACCTCGCGCGGGCCGATCTCGCCCCAGTCGCGGCTGTAGGGCGGGATCGGGAACGGCTCTGGCCCGACCACCTCGCGCCAGATGCCGCGGGCCAGCCCAAGGCAATCGCAGCCGACGCCCCGGAGGCTCGCCTGGTCGTGATACGGCGTGCCAAGCCAAGACCGCGCGATGGCGATGACGCGCTCGGGATCGGTGCTCACAGTACGGACCCCTCGTGGCCGCCATCCTTCGTGGCGTAGCGCAGCACTGCGTCCTGCCCCGGAATATGCGGAAAGCCTCGGAAATTGACGGTATTGGCGAACTTCGCGCCACAGGTCTCCATGCGCTTGTTGCAGCCTGCGCGGATGGTGAAAGCATCACCTTCGGCGATGGACCGCAAAGGCGCTTCGAGCAGTGTCAGCACCGCGATGCCGTCTGTCACGTCATGCGCGATGATCTCGGCGCGCCGCCCGGCATTGGTCCCGCTGGTCCATTCGACGGTGCCGAAAGTGAACCAGCCGGAGGTGAAGCCGCCGAGCCCTGAGGCTGTGAAGGCCCGGTCGCGCAGAAGATCGATGACGGCGCCTGTGCCCTTGAACGCGGAGTTCTCCAGATCGATGCCGCAACGGGCGTCGCCGAGTGCGGCATCACACGTCGCCTGGAAGGTCCGTCCCACCGTCTGCCCGAGCACGTGAGCCAATGACCGAACCTCGGCCACGAAGGCCAGTCGCCCGCGCCGGATCTGGCCGATGGCCCCGCGCCGCATCAGGACGCGCTGGCTGGTCTCGGCCCAGTTGACCCGCCAGACCTCGACCTCGGCGTTGTCCCAGCGGCCGTCGAGGATATCGGTCTCGGTGATCCGGTCGGAGGTTAGCACGCCCGCGGCGTCCTGCGCATCGACCGAAAGGTCCGAGCCCGAGCGCACCTCGGACGCCGTCAGCCCGCTCTCGGGCTCGAAATCGGTGCCGTCGAAGCTGAGCGTACAGTCGTGGTCGGTGAAGCCGAAGGTCACACCATCCGCGCGAAGGATACGCCAACACCAGGCGAGCGTTGTTGTCCCATCGTCCAAATGAGCCTGCAGATCGGGGGCGATATTCTTCATCGGCGGATCTCCAGCAAAGGTATGGAGGTGATTGAGCCGAGCCGCTCGAGATCAAGCGTCACGTCGAGCGCATCGGTGTCGAAGCGGACGGGTACGTCGAATTCGAAACCTGCGGTGATGGCGACGCCGGAGCCCGGCGCTGTGTTGAAGGTGATGAGGCCAGTGGTTGTAGCGACCGACCAGCCGAAGGGCTGCTCCACCCCGCCAAGCGCAATCCGCACAGTTCCCACCACTGGCTTGGCGATGATGCGCGTCCAGGACTGCGCACCGGAGGCGTAGCGCTTCACAAGCTGGAACGCCGCCGTCGTACCATCGCCTGTCCCGATCTCTTGATCGCTCGGCGATGGCGTGCCCGAGGGCAGGCAGGACTTGTGATCGCCCCAGTCCTTGAACCGAAAGCCCTGCAGCCGCCCGTTTCGTGCTTCAAAGAAGGCCACGACCGCCGCAAGATCATCAGCGCGGCGGATGCCGTAAGCCACATCGTAGCGGCGTCTGGAATTGGCCCAGCTGGCATTGCGTTCCTCGTCGCCGCTGGCCAGTTCGACGATCTGCGTGCGGCGTTCCGGCCCGCCGCGTGCGCCCCGGCTGATATTGTCCGGAAACCGGACTTCATGAAACGCCATCACATGCCCCTTCGCCCGAGCGACACCGCGCGAGCGATGTCGGCGGCGACCTGCGTGCGAGACTGCCGGAAGCTCTCGGCGTCGCGGGCCATGATGGTGACGTTGACCTCGCCGCCTGTGCCGTAGCTCTGTGCTTCACGGCGCGACAGCACCCGCTCGCCGCGCTGCAGGATTGCCGGGACCTC